ATGCTCATGTTGTATTCGGTGACTCTTTGCTTCGGTGAACCGCCGCCCTTACCCATATCAGAGGCCCCCTTTCCGGTGTTCCCGGGCTCTCGTTATGACCTGGAGGGCAAGCCCATCGCCAGTGTCCAGGAGCGCCTTTGCCGACCGCCCGTTCTTCAAGAAGTCGCGGAAGTCCAGGCCCATGCCTTCGAACCATCTGCGGACCCCCTGGGGGCAATGCCCCGCACGGCGACAGTCGTCCATCGTGAGGATGAAGTCGGTCTCTTCCGTGAGTGTGAGCCTTTCGGTCATGCTTTGACCTCGTATTCTCTCTTGTGCTTGTCACCGAACCACAGGACGTTCACGCCGGACACGTTGATCGAGCCGAAGACCACGGGGATCGGTCGTCCCGCGTCGGCCGTGGGATTGTCCAGGTCTTTCGTAGCTGCGGGCTTCACCTTCTTAGGCTTCGGCGCAAGAGCATAGGCGATGACCGCAAGGGCCACCGCGACGACAAGTTGAATGAGCCACCACCAAGGCATATCAATAGAACCTATTCACAAAGCCGACGGGGTTCTCTTGGGGAATCCAAGGTTGCCCACCGAAGTTCTGGATGTTGTCGTGCAGTCCGGCACAATCGCTCATGCCGTGGTTGCACCCTACGAAGAGAGTCATGACGGTCAGTTCTTCCAGGCCGTCGGTCGAACCGTTAAGCGCCAGTCGATCCCGACCGTCGGTCCCCGCCCCAAGTTGCACACTCAGGATCGTTCGTGTCTGGAGGGAGTTGTCGTCCGCGTCCGCCCACTGGATGTATCCCCCAGCAAACTTTCCTGCGGGCTTCGCACCCTCCCAGCCTGGGGTGAACTCGATCACGTTCAAGCCCACGGTGAAGACTGCGGCGACCACAGAGCCCGCTGCGCGGTCGGCCCCACAGTCATCCGAGTAGAGCGCCCAGGGGCACCCATACTGATAGTGCCGACGGAGACCTGGCCGCTTCATCGACGTGGCGACAGGCTCCGCGCTGATCTTCGCATAGCGGCTCTTTTGCTCGATGCCGATGATCCGCCCCGTCCACACGACTACGAAATCGTTCGCTGGATCGTCCACATGGCCCTGGCGGATCGTGATCGTCACCACCTGGGATGGTTGGCGGTTCTGGTAGAACTTGACCACAGAGGCCGACGGCGTGATGTCGATCTCCAGGGTCTTGTTATCCAGGCCCCCGCTGGACTCGATCTTCTCGCGACCGATGACTGTTGGCGCGTATTCCACACCGTCGAAAGTCACGGGGACATCTATGTCCGTGTAGGCGAAGTAGTTGGCATCCTCGGAGCCATACTGGATCAGGAAAAGGGAAGCCTGGAGTCCCTCATCGGGACTACTCTCGTAGTTCTCGTAGGTCATGCAACGTCCTCCAGGGTTCGAATTTTCATAGTCGTCTCTGCCACCCCGTCTGTCAACCATTCCAGGGAGAGCGTGTCTGTCTCGAACCGACACTTCACCACCCAGGAGATCGACTGGATGTCGTCAAAGTCGATGTCCGTGGACCAGATGGAGTCGAGAGTAATCTGGGTGTTCCCCGCGCCGTCAACCGTCATCGACGTGATCCCACGGATGTAGGTGAAGGCTGGCGTGACCACCTGGAAGTAGCGATACATCGCGCTCCCGTTGAACTGGTCGTAGAACTCACGGCCAGGGATCGTCATCGTCTGGGAGCCGCTGGGCAGGTTGCCGACAGGCCGCCATTCGTCAATGAAGGTCGGGCAGTAGAACGGTTTCTGTTTGCCACGGCTCCGGTAGAAGAGACCGATGACTCGGCTCATGTGGTCCTCGTTTCGGATGACGTGCCGGACGGACATGATCCGTGTCGTGAAGTCCACGGGGAAATAGCGTTCCGTGGGGCCTCGGTTCATGTCGCGCCCCTCGAACGGTCGCTCGAAGGTCATGGTGAAATCCGTGGCCCACTGGTGCGGGATACGAAGAAGCTCCAGGCCGTTCAAGGTGTCCGCAGGAGCGGTAGACCAGTCCTCGTGATAGGTGCCCAGGACGTTCGCATCGAACTCCACGCGCGACAGGCCGACACGAGTGGTCGCCGCCCGCAAGGAGGAGTCGTTGGAGAACGTCCCGTAGACCGCGCCGCAGACCTTGGTGCCCGCGTCGAACGTGTTCAAGAGCGCGCCGTCGGTGTAGACCACATTGCCCGTGACGCGGATGATGTTGACCAGTTCCCGCGCGGTGTCGTTCTCCAGGAAGACAGGAGTGTTCGGTTGCATCCAGTCCTGGGTGCCGTCGATCTCGATCACCTGGCCGAACACGCCGGACAGGAGGGCGTAGAGCAAGGCGTCTGGGTCCAGGGCGTCCACCACTGGCACCCCATCCTCCGGCGTGTTGTCCAGGGAGCCCGTAGCGCCTGTGGAGGCGTCCTGGATGTTGATCCCGTAGATGTCCACATCCGTCCCGTCGGTCAGATTGAAGGCCCCGCTGCTACGATCCCGAAGGTCCGAAGACGTGGTAAGCGCCGAGCCCAGGGTGTCCCCTGTTGGCTGGCCGTCGGTGACGAAGAACCAGCATCGCCGAGCAAAGCTGGTGGCGAGGGTCGTGTCGAAGAAGGTCGCGGCTTGCTGGGCGGCGGCGTTGAAGTTCGTGCCTCCGCTGGTCGCCGCCAGTCCGTTGATGTAGGTCCGCGCCAGTTCGATGTCCGCAGGGCTCGCGTTCGGATAGGTCTGTTGCGTGGCGAGGTCGCCCCAGCCGCACACCTGGAGATCGAGGCGCGAGAGGCGGCCGTCCGTGAGCGCCAGACTCAGTTCATCGAAGACCGCGTTCATGGCCGTCTTCATCGTGTTGATCTTGCCGTCGGCGCCCATCGAGCCGGAGTCATCTATCGTGAAGCTCACGGCGCGCGTGGTTGCCACATCCCGAACGGTTTCGGCCGTGAGTTCCGCTCGCCGCCGAGGATGGGGGACCGCGATCTCCCTGCCTTGGTTTTCGGCCAGGAGCCGCGCCGCCTTCTGAAAGTCCTTGAAATTCAGGAAGCTCTCGAAGTCGTAGGCAAGGCGCGGCTTAACCCGCTGGGCGATCCGTTGCTCTTTGCCGTTCCGACTGGTGATGATCTCCGTGCGGAACCTGATCTCTTCCCCGTAGGACCTGGCCCATTGGATCGGAAAACCCCATGCTTTGTTCTGGTCTGCCATATCAAACCCCCAAAGCGCCGCGAACCGTGGATCGGTTGGCCTGGATGTAGTTCAAGATCGTCTCCTGGCCCCGCTTGTCCTTCAACGCCTCTTCCATGAAGCTCGCGCCGTCGATGGCGTTGACGATCCTCGGAGTGACCTCCGTGGTGCCTCCGGCCGTCTGGCCGCCGCCGTTGAAGATGTGCCGTGGGTCGCCGCGTGTCAGGACCTCTTCGCCCCGCTGGAGGATCGTGGGGACCTCCCCAGGCTGGAGCCCTGCTACGCCGCCACTGTGGTAGCGCGTGGCCCCCGCGAACACGGAAGGCGAGACCTTCCGGCTTATGCCGCTGGCCCCGATCACGCCGCCCTGGTGGGCAACACTAAACCCAAACGCCCGTCCAATCGCTTTCGCCGCATTGAGGGCAAGCTGTTGGGTAATCATCTGGGCAATCTGCAACAGGAAGTCCGAGGCAAACTGGCGGAAGGCGTTGCCCAGGGCGACGGTGGCCTTCTCGCCGTTGGCGATGGCTTCCGCGAAACCCAGGACCGCGTTCGTGAAGGTGTTGGCGAAAGCGTCCGACACCTGTTTGAACGTGATGAGTGTGGACTGCCCCGCCGCCTGAGACGAAATCTGGAGTTCCCGCATCCGCGCCACGATGGCCGCGACCGCTGGGTCCGTCTGGGCGAAGGTCTCCAACAGGGACAGAGCGTTCTCGATGGCTTCGGACAGTTGGGAGTTGACCCCTACGAGCGCCGTCTGTGTCTCTTGGATGGCCGAGGCCGCCGCACCGCTGGCGAGTTGTTCGTCCAGGAGCGACTGGAGCGCCGTCCGTTGCTGGACAAGCTCATTGATGTTCGCTTCGATCTCCTGGGCGCGCTCGCGCTCGGTGTTGGCGTTTCTCTCCTGTTGCTCCAGATCGAACTTCTGCCCTTCCAGGCGACGGATTTGCTCGATCTCGGCGGCCGTGATCTCGGAGTTCTCTTGACGCGCTTGACGGATCGCTGCCTCGATAGCGGCTTCACGCTCCCGACCCTGGTTGACCAGTTCTTGCTGGGTGATCTCGAACTCGGTGTTGCCGATCCGATCAGCCGTGGCTTGTGTCTCATCGGCCCGCAGTTCCGCTTGACGCTCAAGCTCCCGCGTCCGTTCGCGCTCGGCGTCCAGGTATGCCTGATCGCTCGGCGCGCCGCCACCAGAGAAGATGTCCGCTTCCAGGTTCCGGCGATCACGGTTGACGCCGCCGTTGTCGCTCCCAAGGTTGCGGATGGCGCTGGCGATCTCTGGCACGGTTCCAGACTGGACCGCCGCCACGATCCGGTCAGGCAAGCTCCCGTAGTTGTAGGCGATGGAGGTCAGGGCCGCCTGTTGCTCATCCGTAAAGGACTCGAAGCGAGTGCCCCCGACCTGCCCACGGACGGTATCCTGGAACTCCCCGATCCGACGGATGAGATCGCGGTTGGCGTCGGCCACAGAGACTCGCATCCCTTCCGTGACCTGGCGGATCGTGCCGTCAGAGAGCGTCACCGTGTCCGAGCCGTAGCCCGCTCGATAGATGTTCGGCCCGACTTGGTTGCCGTTCGCATCGGTGCGAGGA